TTACGCAGCGTTACGATATGACTGTCTGGATTTCTCCATCGCGTAAATTAGACGCACCAATTTCTTTGCCGCATGAGAGAGCGCAACATTGTAGTGCTTGCCCTCAGTCCGCTTCTTAGCAAGGTAAGCGGCAAAGACAGGATCCCAAAGGCAGACATATTTGGTGGCGTTGTAAAGCGCGTAGCGCAGATACCGAGAGCCTCGCTTTTCCATGTGCGAGTAGGCTCCAGACAGAGAAAGCTGCCCGGACTGGTAAGTAGAGGGAGACATACCGGCATAGGCGAGGATTTTATCCGGCGAGTCGAAACGGGAGAAGTCACCAATCTCGGCAAGGATCATAGCACCCATACGAACGCCAATACCAGGGATCGTCATAATGGGAGACTGCATTTCGTCCATCATGGACTGAATAGCGGCTTCGATGTCCTCAATTTCGGCATCCAGTTCGCGGATCAGGCGGATCGTATGCTGCAATTCCAAAGACTTGGTCGGCATGACAGAGCCAACAGAACATCGGGCTGCCTCCCGAAGCGTTGTTGCCATATCTCTCCCGTAGCGACCTTTGGAGGCATCGTATAAGACTGCTTTCAAATGCGTCAGGTGTGCTCCGGCGACCTGCTTGGCACCGGGAAACTCGCTGAGAAGTGCGTAAACAGATGCCATGTGAAGTGATGGAACCAGCTTTTCCAGTTCAGGAAATAGGATCGTGACCAGACGGGAAACCGACTGCTTCAGCTTTGCCCGTTCACGAACTTTGTCAAACCGGTATCTTGTGAGTGACTTTAGCTCCTCGTTGTGGTATGCTGTGTCTGTGTAGGACTTGAGGTCCACATCAGACATGAGCATAGCTGCAATGGTTCGCGCATCGACACGGTCTGTCTTCGTTTTGCGAAGGCTCAGGCTTTTTCGGTAGAGGTTGGTGTGCAGCGGATTGATGACGTAGGTGTCCAGGCCTTTGTCAAGCAGAAATCCAAGAATGTTGTAGCTGTAGTGTCCGGTAGCCTCAAGCCCTACTTTTATTTTATCTCCTGGACAGACGCAGCGGCGAATAGTTTGCAGCAGTGTGTCAAAGCCCTCTACATTGTTTTGAATGGTGAATACATCCGCCAGGACTTCGCCCTCTGAGCTGAGGATGAAGCAGTCGTGCTTGTCCTTGGCGACATCAATACCCACGCAAATCATAATGGTACCTCCGGTATGTTTATTTGATGCTGGGTCCACAGGACACTTCACTCTTGTAACCTTGTTCTACATAAACCGTCTGGCGGTATCTAACTGATCAACAATACTGTAAAGGACTGTGGTTGGACCCTATTCGAAACCGTCTTGCGGTAGGAGGATTTAACCAATCCACAGCATCCTTTACAGTGTAGCACACGCCCCTTGGGTAGGGGCTATAAACTACTACTTTATAATACAAGGAGGAATGAGGCGTGAAAGAGGAGCGGGATTTTAAGCTGGTTTGCACCGGCGGGCCGTATGGCGACTGCTGCTGTTCGTATGATGTGGAGCTGCGCGGAGAATGGACGGTGCAGGAGTTTGTAAAAGCCGTTTTGGAAAGAAACCCGTGCGAATTGGGCTTTTTCTACATCCAAAGGGCCGGGCAAAAGTGGTACGAGGCACAGGTGAAGATTGAGTATCAATATGGAAACATGAAAAGCACTGTGCCGAAGAAAATCGCCCGTAAGAAAATAAAGCGTGTACACAGCAACGGCGGGTGGTCGTTGATGGACTACTGGATAGAAACATAAAGACCCGGCGGCGAACCGGGCAAAGGAGGAGCGTTTTTGTGAAAAGGCTTGTAAGCCGGGTGATTGCCCGGCGTATCGTGGCAGAAATTGAACTGCAAGGCGGACGAAAGCCCCCGTTAGAGGGCACGAGGCGTCTTGTGGAGGCGCAAAGTTGGCAGACGATTGCCCGCATTGCGGCAGACTGCTTTGTGGTGCGCCCGCTGCGGCGCTGGATGAAACGGAGGAATGAAAAGTGAAATTGTGTGATAGGTGCAGGGTGCCATGCTGCTTGCTGGACTATGGCGGCAAGGCTTGCCAAGAGGCACGAAAGAAGTATTGCCCGGATGTGGTTTTTACCCATGCGGACAAGATTAGAGAAATGGACGACGAGGCGCTGGCATTTATAATCATGTGTCCGCGTGACGACGGCAATAAATGCAAAAACTGCGGTGATGTGATAACCTGCATAGCGTGCTGCTTGGATTGGCTGCGGGAACCGGCGGAGGGGTAAGCATGGCACAGATCGTGACGGCACAGTTTGTGGGGCAGACCTCTTGCGGGTTTGTCAGGAACAAATACTATGAAATCGAGATCAGCGCCGGGCGGAGCGGGTGTTTGTGTGTGCGGGATGTGCAGGGGCAAGGCTTTTGCCCGTATTCCACGCTGGCCGCCCTGCGGAAAAACTGGAAGATCATCAACAACGAAAAAACGCCCGGCGGTGAACCGGGCAGAAATGAGGCAGGATATGAACGAGGATATTTTGACCCACGGTGAAAATGAGTTTGTGGAACAGTACGGCGTGACAAAGGACGACGCTTTCCGACATTTCGGGTGTGACCCGGCGGACATGGAGGAAAACGGCGTCGGGTATGGATTCTGGCCGCGTGAAAACGCACTGGAAATGTTTGCAAAGCAGCCGGAGGAACTGCCGTATCTTTCGGAGAAAAAGAAAATCCAGATCGTGTTTTGTTACGATCCGGATTTCCCGGTGGCACTGCATATCACACGCGCCACGCTAAAGTGCAATGAAGTTTAGTTGCCGATCTTGACGCAGGGGCACCCCTTGGGGAACACGGGAGAAGTGAGAAAATCTTCGTGTCTATCCCAAAGCACATTGACGGCGGTTATCCCGGCGTCGGTGCGCTGGGGGTACACATCCCACGCAAACCGCCCTATTTCGTTGATAGCTGCAAGGCGGTCAGCGGGCGCAAGGCTGGTCAGGTCAACTTGGTACATCGGCATACAATCACCCCCTTTCGTGGATATTTTACCATGTTGGGCGTAGAAAAACACCCCCGGCGGGCCGTGTGGCCTTGGCTGGGGGTGTTGCTGTTTGCGCAGGTTTTGTGCCCGGGGCGGGCAGTTTTGTGCCCGGGGCGGGGTTATTTGTGACCGTCGGGGCCTGTTTCGTGATTGGCGGGCGGGTTGCCGGTCAAGGACGGCGGCAGGCCGTTTTCATCCAGCGGGCCGGTGTATTCTGTGAGGTCAATCAAGGTCACTTCCGGCGGCGGGGGTATGAGCTTATAATATTTGCCGTTTTCGTAGTGCAGATCGGTCACGCCGTCATACCATACAATATCCCCGTGTTGGGCTTGGGCGGCCTCCATGCTTTGCTGTGCCTGCGCTTCGGTCAGACCGTCGAACAGCAGGCGGGCACCGTCGGCAAACTGGGCAACAAGACGGTAAGGCGGATAAACGGCCATGTTTTCGTTATTCATGCGTTGCACCCTTTCGTTTTGCGTTTTGTGATGGGTCTATTATACCACGCAATGCCCCGGCGGTGAACCGGGGCGGCGCGGTGTTTTTGTTTTGGGGTTGTTATCCGGGGCACAATTTACAGGCCAAGCACCCGGCGGGCGGCGTATTCGGCATTTTGTGTTAGCTGGCGCTGCCATGCTTTGTTGCGGGGCGACCAGCGGAAACCGTTGGATTTGAGAGCGTCGCGGGTGTCTGCGTCGGGGATTTCATCGAACAGGATTTGCAGGCGGTTTTCTTCGGCATTGCGCACGATCTCGCCGCCGTCAAATTTCGTGGTGCTGTCGGGCTGCTGGGCGGCGGCTTGCAGTTTGTCCAGATCGGCAAGGCGGGCTTGTACGCGCTTGATCTTGCCGCGCAGGCTGGACAGCTCAAAATCCCCGTAGGGCTTGCCGTACAGTTTGATGGAAAAGGCTTCGGGGTCGGTGATCGCGTCGGCCTGTTCGTCGGTAAGGCTGGCATAGCCGCGCAGGGTTTTGTGCTTGCGGTAGTAGGCATTGGCGGCCTTGCAATAATCAAGGGCGTTTTGTTCCTGTTGCAAGCGGTCTTGGAGCAGTTCGCGGGCGTGGGGGTCTGTCAGGTCTACCGCGCCGGTGCCCACGCTGCGGATTTTGTCAAGGATGGCGTCAATCTCCTTGTACTCCTGCCAAAGAGATTCGCGGCGGGCGTTCTGCTTTTGCTTTTTGCGTACCGGGAAGTTGCTGCCGCCGCAAACGAGGATGGAGGGACAGGCCGATTCGTTGCGATAATAGGCGTTGTAGTAGTCGGCAAGGCGGCGGGCGTAGCGGTCAAGCAGGGCGTCCAGCTTGTCGTGATAGTAGGGGCTGATCTTGGCTTTTCGTGCCTGTACCAGCGCGGCGGCCTTGTCCACGGCGGTGCGGTATTCTTCCGTAGCGCTGCCGGGGCGGTAGTCGCTCATAGAATTAACATCGTTCGCACGGCGGGCGGTTTGTTCGTTGATTTCGTAGTATTGCATTTTGTGTACCTCCTGTTTTGTGTTTTGGGTAATGGGGACGGGCCGCTTTACAACTGGCCCGGCGTGGCGTTGTGCCGCTGGGGGCTGCCGTGTGGTCTTATGCCCGGCGGCGGTGCCCATTGCGCAGGGCGGGCGGGGCCTGTTTTTGTGGTGATAAGCTGCCCGTAAACCGTGCCGGGTTCGCCCGGCGGCGGGTACAATCTGTTTTGTGGGGAGGTGTACCGGCTCCCGTTGGACTTATGCCAGCACCCCGGCGGGCTGGCTGCCATTGTTGGCGATGGGTGCGCGTTGTAAATTTGTGCCGGGCTTGTGATCGCGTTTGTTACCCATGAGCGCCCACCCCTTGCAGGGTGGCCGGGCTTGCACCGGCGGCGCGTTATGCGTCGGCCTTGCGGGTCAATCAAGGCAAGTTTCGCGCTTGATTTTGTACTGCGCCTTGATTTTGTCATAGGCGCGGAGCGTGACCATATAGGTTCCCTGTTCTGCGTCGTAGGTAATGCCGCGCCCGTGGAGCGGGGGCAGGCCGTCGCGCAGGGGGCGCAGAAAGTAGTGCTTGCCATAGTAGGCAAGATCGGCGGCGTAGTCGCAGCCCGTGGGGGCCTGCTGCATTTCGTAGCAGTAGGAATACTCGCCGGGGGCGGTGGCCTGCACAGCGGGGGTCTTGGCGGCCTCCAATGCGTCATAATCGGGGGCGTAGCCGTAAACCTCGCCGGTGCTGGGGTCGTAGCGGGAAACGGAAAAATCCGGGATGAAAAGCGCCGTGTTTGCGCCGATCTGCTGGGAGTAGCCACCGGGAACCGGGGCAAAGGTGCCGGGGATTTTGCGTTCTGTTGCTGCCATTGTGAAAGCCTCCTGTTTTGTGCTGTGTTTTGTGTGGGCGGTTTTGTGTACCCATGAGCGCCCGCCCCATGTGGGGCGGCTGGGCTTGCACCAGCGGCGGCGGGTGCCGTCGGTCTTGCGGGTTGTGTGGGTCAGTCGGAGATACAAAGCATATAGCCGCGCTTGGCGCAGATGATCGAAAGCCGGTTAAACTCCATGTAGCGGCGGAGGGCGTCAGGGTTGCGGGTGTCGGCCAGTTCTGCCCGGTGGCGCTGCATATAGCGGCGCTGCGTGGCAAGCTCTTTTTGTGCTTGACGGTCAGACAGACGGAAAAGCGTGTAAGTGGTCAT